ATGGAAAAGACCATGCATCTCCGGTACTACCCGGCTCTCCTCTGCCGGTACGCCTATAGCGTGGGCCTGACGTTCGCGGAGCGCTGGCAGGCGCTCAGGCGCGCCTTTGCAATCCCAATCGTGAACGGCCGGAACCGCGACCGTAGGTTGGCAGAGGTCATGTTCCTGGATAACCTTCCCCGGCATAACCCGGAATATTGGCGACGGGACTCCGAAACGCGCTGGATCCTTCCGCTGAGCCACCGCCTGAAAGAGATTGTTCAGGCTTGGCAATCGAGCTTCACCGGCATGATGATGGAGCCATCGCTGACGCTGGACCGTTTCGAGATCCGCGGCAGCCTTGCCTGTTTCAGCATGCTCGACATGCTGAACATCCAGCAGATTTGGGGTAACCGTGACGATAGCCAAAACTACTTCAGGGTGCCGGTCGGCACGGCGATCCATGACGAAGATTTGGCCGGAAAGCTGCTGGCCGAGTTGGTCAGTGGCGAGAAGGTACCGGACGTCGATTTCGAATGGGCCCCAACGATTCTGATGACGTTCGATCTCAACTACAAGCGGCTGATCAATCGGATTGACTGGATGTGACGGCAGCCAAGGCCAAGCCTCGATATATGCTGGTGAGCGTCGATATGCTATGTACCCCCCATAACATATGGTTTCCTGAGTGCGCTAATTGGTTGCCGTCACAACGGAGAGTGAAAAATTTGGTGCTCGCTACCGGACTCGAACCGGTACGCCCCGGAGGACAACAGATTTTAAGTGTGGCATCAATTGTTTATTATCAATAACTTAGCGCCGAATGTATGTGCTGGATATGCGTCACATGTGCGCTAGCGGGTGGCGGCCCGCAGCACGTCGGCTGTATCAGCCCTTGGCGGCGATGCCGGCGCGCACCGTGGCGCCGAGAATGCCGGTCACCCCGAGTTGCAACGCATCAACCAGGCCGATATCACCCACCAGGTAGGATGCGGCGGCACCGATGACAGTAACGCCGGCGGTGATATAGGTACGCTTTCCGGCAAGATGTCCGCCGGTCAACAGCTTCTTCATGATGGTGTCTTTCGGTTGGCGCGGTCCAGGGCGTCCGCGAGGTCATCGATATCCTTCATCGCGCGGTCTAACCAGCCGCCGATAAACAAGGCCTGGTCCTTGACTTTCTGTCCCGCTTTGCGGGCGTTGGCGTTGGCCTGCACAACGGCGCCATGGGCGCGCACGCGCGCGGCGGTGAAGCGCAGGCGAATGACATTCGCTGGCGCGGCATTCACCACGGCCAGCGTGCGGGGGCCGATGATGCCATCGACCGTGACGCCAACCGCCTGTTGCAACCACCGCGCCGCCGTGGGCTGGCCCAACAGGACGCCGGCATCAATGACGGCATGGCGTAAGGCGGGGTCCGCGATCTGATCGAACCTCGGACCCCGCACATACTGCTGTGCATAGATGTCCCGCACCTCCGCCTCTGTCAGCGCTTCCACCTCTGCCGCCGTCACGGGCCGCCCGCGCCATGCGGACAGGGTGGCGAGCGTGATGCCGCCCTTCGTGGGGCCGCCTTTATCGGCCGGGTGGTTGGTGTATTTGGGCCATCCTTCCCGCCGCATCACCTCGCTGATCAGGTCATGTTCGTTCATGGCCATCACTCCGCCGATGTCGAAGCCTTGCGGCCCAACAGATGCTTCACGTCGCTGTGGATCTCATTAAGCTTCTCGTCCATGTGGTCCAGCCGCAGGCCCGCCGTCTCGCGCGGCATGTAGATTTTGGCGATCTCATCGCGCAGTGACGAAATCCGCCGATGCAACACCTGGTGAGAGGTGCCGATCAGGCCAGCGACGGCAAGGGCGAAGCTGCCCAAGGCGATGATGTTATTGGCGTCCAAGGTCAGCTCCTTAATTCGGTGCGGTTGGCCAGATCACGTCATACGGATCGGGTTGGGCGGTGATGTCGCGAAGTGCCTGGCGGTACGTCTGCCAGGTCGCCCGCAGCTCGTCGGCCATGGGCGTGGATGGCAGGGCGGTCCAATCGCTGTCCGCCAGCAGCTGGTCACGCTGCCGGCGGATGCGTGCCCATCTGGCGGCAATGTCTGCCGCCACACGCTCGGGCGGCCATGGCTCCACGGTCCAGGTCCAGTGCCAGTGGCCATCTTGCGCGACGGTCCAGGACCAGTAGCGCTTTTCCTCAATCACCACTTCCTGGCCCAATACCAGGTCATGGTGGCGCGGCACCGGCGGCGGCGTGCCGTCTTCGATGGGGGCAATCCCCAAGCTGTCAGCGGTCACGGTGCCGATGATACCGGCACCCCGCTGGCGGACCACATCGATGCCGACGATGGCGCCGTTGGCAATGTCGATATAGCTGGTGCCGACCATGGCTTTGCCGCGCGCGCGGATGGCGTCCATGTCCAGGATGTCGCCGTTTTCAATGTCGATGTAGGTCATGATTGATGGCCCTCACAGCTTGATATCGACATGCAACAGACAGGCGGTACCATTGCTGTTCGACACCACCAACTGCCCGCTGTCCGCGTCGGCACCGTCCTGGATTACGAAGCTGACCCCGCTACCTGCAGGCACCGCCGAATGCACAACCGCCTGTTCCTTGGTGGCCGCCGCCCCCGTGGTACCCGTGAAGGATGCGATGAACCGCGCACCGCGCAGGGTATCGACGCGGGCATCCATGATCATGCTGATGGGCTTGTCCGGGCTGTTGCGCACCGTGACCGTATGCGACCCGCCCGCCGGCACGGTGGCAAGGTACGGCATGCTGTATCCGGCCGGGTGGCCAATAGCCAGACAGGATAGGGCCGATGCCTGCTTGACGCCTTCTTTCACCTGTTCGGTGATGGGGTGCCAGGATGCATATCCAAGTGACAGTTTGCCCGAGGTGCCGTAAGGCGCGATGGCCAGCCCGTCCAGGGTGCGGGCATCAGGGCCGGCTTGGTCGCATCGGATCATGATGACGACGCGGCATTGCTTGGACTGGCTATGGTAGGTCGCCGGATACCAGTACTTCGTTGTTCCGCTGATCTTGATTTCACCGGGGTTCGCCGGCAGCGACACGTTGCGTTCCATCGTTGTGACGTAGGACAGGACAAGCGCCTGCTTTTCCGCAATACAGTCCGGGGTGCGGCGGATGTTCTGGCCGCTGAAGACGGTGCCGCCCTCGCACTCAATATATGGCCAGGCCCCCGACGGACGGGCAGGCACCGCCGGCTGATCAAAGAGACGGTGGCCACCCAACGGCTGCACCACCGACGTGCGTGCCGTTCCCGCCCCGCCGGTGGCGTCCACGGGTTCCGTGTACCACCGGGTTTCATCGTCCACCGTACCCTGTTGAATATCAATCGTGGCAGGGGTCAGAACATGCACGCCGCGCCCGTCCACGGTTACCTTATTGTCGCTGTAGTTCGAAATGCGAACGCGCGTATCGAACCGGGGCGGAGCCTCACCGGCACCGGGTACGCGGGTGTGACCGGTCCAGATGATGGAGATGTCGCGGGTCTGCGCACCGGGATCGAACTGCACCCAGCTGTCAATATGGAGCAAGCCTTCAGGGGTTGTTGCGATATTGGTGCCACAACTCTCTGTCTCGCAGTTGTGGAAGGTGGCTTCGAATTCCTCGGTATAGGCACCAAATCGCAAGACGCCACGCGGTGCCGCTTCCCAATGGCAGTTGTCGAATTTCGGGAAGCCGCCGCAATTCACCCAGTATGTGCCCCCGCCGTTGTGAAGACGGCAGTTGAACCACTGCATGAGGTTTGTAAAGACGCCTTCACCATACATGCTGTTTTCACAACGGTCCGTGTGGATGTCGGTGAACAGCATTCGACCTAAGAAACCATGCGGATCGATATTCTTGGTCGCCGGTCGCCGCACCAGCGCTGTGGCGTTGGTCCAGCCTGCAAAGGAAAGGCCTCTAAAGCTCCACATGTTTGGATAGCTGAACGTACGGGCTTCATCGATATCGACGTAAATGCCCGTCGGGATTGCCCCCAACGCACCCTTATTGTGGATAGCCAGCCCCTCGACCCTTAACTGATCGTGCTTGTTGCTGCCCAGCGGAATGCGGATGCCATCTGTTCCGTCGAAGATAAGGCGCACCCCGGCGCGGGACTGGTCAAAGCGCTCGCAGACACCGCTGCCGCGCCCAATCATTTGGAACTGCTTCCAATCATTAGGCAGGCTGACAGAGCGGGAACTGAAATATCCCACGAACTCCGACACCTCATCAGGCTCCGGCGCGGAGAAGATCAACTGCCGCTTCAAGCGGACGGCGTCTCGGATCAGATCATCCAGAGCATCCGCATTGTCGGTGACACCGTCCCCGGTCAATTCCTCCGCTGCATGGATTTCCAGCGCGTCGAACTGACGCGTGCGACCGGGGCGTTTCATGGTGCTTCTCCCAGGGATGTTTCCAATGCCTCAACCCGCGCGGCCAGAAACTTGACGGCGCCAATCAGCATCGGCACGAACTGCTCGTATCTAAGGTGCTGCATGCTGTCGGGATCGCTGGCGTTCTCCAGCCCCCACAGCGCCAAATCGCGGGTCGGGAAAACTGTTGTCAGGCCGGCGCGCACATTCTGGGCGATCAAGCCAGCGTGCCAGCGCACCCCTGTGCGCTGCTCTTCAATGGGTACAAGAACCGGCACCGTTCGGATTGACTTTTCGCCCGTCAATGGATCGGTCTCTTCGACCTCTTCCACCGCCTCGGCGTAGCCCGTCGTCCGTCGCCCCGCGTCTGCCAGGCGGTACATGCTGGGCTGTAGCAAGTCCAGGAAGGCCGCCGCGTCTTCATTGGAAATCGGCTGGATATCCAGCTTCTTGCGCTCATCCGACGAGACATTGGGGGAGTTGGTCAGATAGACATCACGGATACGGATATCTGCGACACCAAGATCAAGGGCGCCGGGAACCTCCGGTCGCAAATGGAAAGCATAGCTGCCATTGCCATCAATGCTCCATCGGTTGGCCCCGCCAACCTGGAACTGGATAGGGCCTAGCGCCCGGTTGCGCAGGGCAACCACTGCGACGCCGGGATTGGCCGTGCCGATACCGCTGTCGATGTAATGGGAACCTGGATAGCCGGCGGCACTGTCGCCCGCTCGCTGTGTCAACGTCCCGGCATAGACGCCTGGGCCATTGGCCGCAGCCACGATAATGTTGATATCACCGCTGGCTCCTGCGGGGCTGGCACCGGACCCGATATTGACCGCGCCGCCGGTGGCGGTGCCGGTGGCGGCACCCGCAAACAGGTTGCCGCCGCCCCCCGGCATATTGATCCCAACACCCGCCGATCCGATGACGCCGGCGGTGGCACCGGCTCCATTCGACGGCAGTGACGCCCGCACAAAGGCCGGGCCGCCATTGCCCGATATGGCGCCCGCCCGCCCCCCAAAAATGTGGGTAGCCAGCCCATTGCTGTTGTCGGTTGGGGGGGCGCCCGCACCGAAACCCAGGGCGGTGGCGGACACGCGGAAGAATGACATCTCGAAACCGTCGAGTGTCAGGCCTAACACACTGGCGCCTGCCAGCGCATCGGCGCGGCTGGATGGGTAGAACCCCATGGCGCCGCTGCCGATCTGCAATCCAGGTGCCTGCTGATTGCCCGCCGGTGCCGTCCAGACATAGCCCTGCTGGGCATTGCGCAGATTAGTGGCCAAGCTGCCGGACAGGAGGGTCGCGCGGTTGGTATTGATCCAACTATCGATCAATCCGCCGCCTGCACTTTTGATGACGGCTGGCCCGGTATAGCTGCAGAATGCCGTGCATTCGAGCGCCGCAACGGTGGCCCCTGCCGCAATCCAGAACAATGGATCGTCGGCATCCCCCGCAATCTCTATCACCGATTGGCCGGAATTTGCGTGGAAGGCAACCATGGCATCCAAGGCCACGGTCGGCGATGTCTGGTTTTCGAACCGCAGCCCATGCACATTTACGCGCGCACCGGCCCCCATCACATGCACGATGGCCTTGGCCCCACCGCCTGGCCCCATCGCCGGCACGGTGGTGCCATGCGCTGCCATGTACCCGCCCCAGATATTCAGCAGGACGGCGGGACCGCCGTAGAACAGGATTGCGGCATCGCTGGTCTGGATATTCACATGATCCAGGCTGCCCAACGTGAAATCCGTCATCGCGGAAATGGCCTGGAATTTCGACGCAACACCGGCTGGCACAATGCCGACCTCCAGACCGACGCGCCCGAACAACTGACATCGTGTCAGGGTGGGAAGGTCGGTATTGGCGATGGTGATGCAGGGCCGTGCGACCGGCTCATTGGACTGGCGTTGCACCTGCACATCAACGATCTGCGCTTCCGATCCTTCTGACCCTCCATCCACGGGCTTAGCAAAAAGAAAGGTCCGCGTGCTGGCACAGTCCGCCGCATGCTGGATGCACAGACCTCTCACCAGCGCCTGTGTATTCCCTGTCAGGTCAAATGCCGGGAACGCCTCCGTAAGCCGGACGTAAATCCATGTCGTGGTCGCACCCGCCCCGACAAGGTTAAGCCGGCCTGGCCCGCCGAACTCACCGCCCGCCGCCGCGAAGGTCAGATTGATGGAGCCGCTGACCTGCCAGGACCCGGCGGGCACAAACAGGCCTCGGATGAAGTTTTCCCGCGCATGTTCAGCCGCCAGATTGAGGGCTGCCGTAATGTCCGGGCCGGGGCCATAATGGAATTCCAGAATATTGAGCCCGCCGCCGCCAAACCGCTCACGCAGGGGTATCGGCACCGGCCCATCGGCCACCACCGACGCGTCGCTGGCATTGCCAATCGCGATGGCCGCTGCATCAACCGCTTGGTCTCGCGCTGCCCGGGCCTCATCCGCCGCGTCCTGCGCCGCCGTCGCCGATGCCGCCGCCTCCGCCGCATGCGCCCCCGCCACCGACAGGTTGTTACGCCCGACAATCACTGTCCCCCTGGGCGGGGCAGTCAGCATATGCAGGATGCCGCCGCCAAGCGTGTACGTGTCGAAGTCGATGAACAGCGTATCCGCCGCCAACAGCAGGCTGGTCGATGCCGTCATATGCGCCCATTCGTCGGGCAGGTCGAAATCCTTCGCCACCCCATTGCCAACCCATTTATAACCCGCGGCGATGCTGGTGCCGACATAGGCACCATCAATGACCTGGGCGATCTGCTCCATGGTCACGGCACTGGCCGCCGGCTGGCCCTGAGCGTCGAAGGTCAGCAGCCGCCCCGCCCGGTCCACCGCACGCGGCAACGCGGCGATCTGCGCTTCCGTGATGGGCGCGGACAGGGTGCGGGCCTGTTCGCGCTGCATTTCCTGCGCCGTCATGGCACCCCGATCCAGGGTCTTTTCCACCCGCTCCGTGGGCAGCTTTCCATCACTGGGGAGGCGCACCGGCTGCACCGGCCGCGTGGCCCGCATCAGGTGCCATCGCTTGCCCGCCGCCGGCGCCGTCACTGCCATGACCTGGGCATTCACGGTCAATGCCGCCCAAGTGTAATGGGTGCCATCGTCCAGCCGGGTCAGGATGCCGCTGGCTAGATCCTCTTCCCACACGTCCACCCCGTCCAGGATGGGGAAATTGGTGTGAAAGATAGTGGTGATGCCGTCGCCATCATGCGCAATCTGGCTGGCCGTGACTTCAATGGCCATGGTCTATTCTCCGTTGACGACGGTGGATGGCGGGATGATGAAGCGCTGCCCGTTTTCCTCTTTCAGGCGCCGTTCCATGCGACGCAGAAAACCGGGGTTCAGCGCTTCCTGAACCTGATAGAGGAACAGGTAGTCGAGCGCGGGGCGGGTATAGAACAGGTTGGCAAACGGGGTATTGGCCAGCCCGATACGCAGGGCCGTGGCTGCCCGCCCATCGCCGCCGCGCGTGGCCGCCCACAGATTGATGATATCGGCAGCACTGGACAGGGTCGGCCCCGCTGCTGTCTCCAGCGCGGTATTGCCGAACCGGTTATATTTGCCGACAAGGAAGTCGCCATAGATGCCGGCACCACCGCCCTGGGTAAAGGCGGCGGCCCATGTCATCGGGTCTGTCGGGTCGCGCGGCGTGCGCCCTTTGGCAAGGTCCTTGGCACTCATGGCAAGGAACCCGAACACGGTACTGGCCACCATCATATGCACGATGCCGGCGGCACGCGCGGCCCCTTCCTGCCCGCCATAAACCTCGCGCCCCCACACCTTGCTGATCATGGCCACGGGAAAGGCCTTGAATTGCATGATGGTGCGCAGCGCCTCGCCCACCGGCGTACCGGCCCGCGTCCCCTGGCGCAGGATCGCGCGCTCACGCGCCCCCGGCTCCAGCACCGCATACTTGCCCCGGTCACTGAAATAGGAGGCGAGTTTCAGGGCCAGCCCATCGCGCACCGCGTCACGCGCCTCGCCCATCTCCCGCTCAAACCGGGCCGGCAATTCCTCCAACTGCTGCATCTGGTCCAGTAGCTGGCGTTCCACCGCCGCGATCTGCGCGGGGATGCTGTCCATATCCTGGGCGGCTTTGGCCGCCTGTTTCTCCATGCGCGCCTTCTGCCGCTGCATCTTGGCGCCCAATTGCAGATTGGCGGAACGCGCCCAATCCAGTTCACGGCGCATCACCTCCAACGTCTTGTTGGTGCTGCGCTTGCCGTCCCGCATGGACAGGATGGCGTCACGGGTACGGCGAATGCCATTCGCCCCGCGTTGCCATCCCGCCACCATGGCGCGGATTTCCGCCGCCTCCCCATCCGTCGGCACCGCCTTGGCCTTGGTCAGCTGGGTGTCGAGTTTGCCCAGCCGCTTCATCAACCGGTCAATATTCTCCTGCGCCCGGTCCAGACGGCTGGCAAACGACGCCTCGATCTCTTGCACCTTGGCTGGCATCAACCCATCGGTGACATCATCGGACAGCATGCGGGCACGGTCGGGGGTCAAATGCGCGCGACCCTCCGCGCTGGCCCATTCCACGCTGGCCAGCGCCTGCCACTCATCGGCCCCGACATCAAACAGCGACAGGACGCGCCGCGTCTCCGCCGGCAATGACGCCCATGCCTGTCCGCGCAATCCCCCCAGATGGCGGGACATGAGGATTTCCGCACCCGCCCGCTGCGCATCGGTCCAATAGGTCAGGCCCGTCCAGCGGAAGAAGATATTGGACACAGCAGACAGCTTGCCCGGCACATGGTCCCCGCCATCAAACCGGGCCGCGATATGGCCGATGGCCCCTTCCAGGCCGGCGCCCAACAAATCCATGATCTCACGGGTTTCACCATCGCCCCGCCCGCGCGTGATGGATGTCAGGCCGTCGCCATAGGCCTCCAACAGATTGATGCCCTGATACCGCAGCTCTGATGCTTTGAACGGTACGTCGGTGGTGGCGGACAGGACGACGCCACCCAGCTTGCTCATGCTCTGCCAGGTGCGGTTTCCTGCCGCCCATTTGGCCAGCACGCGGTTTACCGGCGTCGATGCGGTACCGTCCAGTTCGTCCATCTGGTTGTTCAGGGCGGATACGCGGTTGTTCAGGGCCATGACGGCGCCCGCGTCACGGTCCCGCCACGTCTCCGACAGATACCGGATATCCTGGTCAAACTCGGCGCGCGGGTTGGTGCCATATTCCCGCATCAGGGCGGTACTCTTGGCCGCCTTGTCCAGGCCACGCAGGATGCTTTCAATGATGTTCCGCGACCCGAATGCCTGCTGATAATCCATCCATGCATCCGCATCCTTGAAATGCAGGGTGCGGGCTGCCGACAGCTTCTTGGCCAGATTGGACGGGCCGGAAAAGGCCGGGTCCTTGAAACCGGCCATGCCTTCGGCGTCCAGATGGATGCCCGTGGTCAGGGCGCGATAGACCTTGTCCAGGAACTTTTCCCGGTCGCTAACGCCTTCAAAGGTGCGTTCGTCCAACCGGCTGGATATCGCATCGCGCCATGCCACGTACCCTGCCGCCACCATGCGGTCGGGGTCGTGCGCCTGGCGCGTGATATAACCGTCTACCCGCCCGATCCAGGCACCTTCCCGGTTCAGCGCCTCCACCGACAGGCGCTGATATTTGTGGATGATGCGGGCGGCCTGCGACGCGGCCTTGTTGCCGCTGATCCCCGGCTTGCCATCGGGCAGGGACAGTTCCCACAACTCCCGCGCAATCTCCCGGTCGATGGTGCCCTTGCGCACCATGTTGAACAGGCCGGCCTTGTCCATCTCTGTGGTCATGCCGCCCATCCAGGCGCGGGCAAGGGCCACGCCTTGCGCATCAACCGACAGGCGCGCACCCCGCACGGCACTGTTAATGCCGACAAGCTTGGCCTCAATGGCAAGGGCAAGATCGGCCCCGCGCTGCCCGCCAAGGCTGCGGGCCGTTTCTTCGATCTGGGCACGACGCCGCACCCGCTTGGTCAGGTTCATGCGGGCGTTGCGCGCCTCGATCCGCGCGGCCATCTGCGCCTCGGCGCTGGCTTCATCGGCGGCGGCTTTCAGGATGGCGCTGTCCGACAGGCTGGGCCGGTCCCGCCGGATACGCGCTGCCCGCGCCTCCAGGTCGAACCACATTTCGCGCAAGGCCTCGTCGCTGATCGGCGCGCCGCCCGCCGCCTCCACCTCTGCCCGGCAATTGTCGATGCTCACGCCGCCCTCATCAAACAGAACGCCGCCGCCTCAATCTGGCGGGTGCGCACCTGCGCCTCTTCCGCCATTGCCTGGGCGGCCTTCACGGCGTCATCCTCGCCCGCCTCCAGAATGCCCGCCTCGCGCGCGGCCTTGATTTCCGCGTCCAGGGCCTGGATATCGGCTTCCAACGCGGTCGGATCGGCGGGGGGCAGGTCCGCCACTTCATCGGCTTCCTGGCTCACCCGCGCGTCACTGTCGTCCACCATGCCGGGCATCACATCGCGCCGCTTCTCCAACGCTTCCAAGATGGCTTCCGGCGTGGGCGGGCCATCGCCGAACAGGTCCGGCGTGGGGCTGGTCTTGTTGGCCTCTTCCACATACCTGCCCAATTCGCGGGTGATGGCCGCCCGGCTGGCCAGCACGGTTTCCCCGTTGCGGTTCTGGGTCAACAACATGCGCAGGAAGAAATCCTGCCCCACATTGCGGGGACTGAACATGTCCTGCTGGCCCATGATCTCCGACAGGGGCCGACCCTGCGCCCGCTGATCGCGGATGCGCTTGACCGCCGCCAGCATGTCTGGCGTCGGGTCCACCGGCGCGATTTCCCCCCGCGCCGCTGCACCGCGCATGCGCGCCCAATCGGGGGCAATGTCCAGCATGGCCCCGGCAAGGGAACGGGCGCCATCCTCGCCCCCCTCCAACATCGCCGCCAACAGGTCCTTATCGTCAAAAGCCCGCGCCAACAGGGCGGCATTGATGCGCCGCTGCCCGTCGGGGGTCAGCAATCCATCTTTGGAAACGATGCTGCCCTGATCCCCGCCCGCCAGCTTTGATACGAAGGCGCGGACGAACGGCGCGTTACTGGCCGTCGTCACGTCCGCCCCCTGCATCAGGGGGATAATGTCATCCATCACCTGCGCATCCGCCGCCGCCCGCTCCGACGCGGACAGGTCAAGGGTGGCTGCCTTCTGTGCGTCTACGGTAAAGGCGCGGCGATCCTCAGCACTCAATTCCGTGATGCGGCGGCGAACCAAGACCGGCTTGTTCATGCCGGCGGTGCGGAACCCCTGTTCCTCCAGCCAGGCGCGGTAGGCCGTGCTGCGCTCGCCCCCTTCGGCATAGGCGCGGCGGATGGCCAGCACGCGGCCATTGCCGCTTTCCACGATGCGCCCCGCGTCAATGATCGGCGCGCCGCTGGCCGCATCGGGGGACGCACCCAACCGGGCCGGCTCCAATTTGGCGGCGATATCCTGGATCTGTGCTTGTGCCACCAACCGCTCGCGCTGGCGCGGTTGCAGCTCTGCCGGATAGGCGGGGTTGATGGTCAAGTCATCGGTATTGGATGTGATCAGGTCATCGGCCTCCACCACCTCCATCCGGGTCTGCACCCGCCGCCCGGCGGCGTCATAGACATCGGCAATGGGGCTGAATGCCGGGCCGCGCCGCTGCGGCCGCCACTTCTCCCGCTCCTTGGCCGCGACCGTCAGGGCAAGTGGCACCCCGTCATCGGGCACACGATCCTCTGCCACCGCCGCCACCGCCTGGCCAAGGGATGCCGCCCGCCCCTGCGGTCCCGCCGCCTCCGCCATGACCTGCATGGGCGGCTTCCACCCGGTGCGCCAATCGCTGACCGCCCCGCCCACCACATGCAACCCGCCACCCAGGATGGTACCGAACGCCAGATTGGTCAGGCTGTCATAGGCGTCATAATCCGCCTGTTCCTCGCGCGCGACGCCATAAACGATGGGCTCCAGCACCGCTGCACCCACGGCACCCTCTATGGCGCCCACACGGGCGCGCACGCCGGCCCGTGCCGCGACACTGCCGGCGCGTTCCAACATGGTGGCATAACGGGCTTCACCCACCACCGGGACAAAGGCGGACGCGATATTCAGCGGGTCCAGGGCCGATGCGATAAAGCCGGTGGCAAGGTTGCCCGCCCCTTCCACGATGCCGCCCCGCGCGCGTCGGATCGTATCCGCCCGCCGCATCTCCGCCTGTTTCAGGGTGCGCAGCTCCGCCGCCCGGCTTTCTGTGACCTCTTCATCAAACTGCAACTGCCCCTCAATGCCGAATTCCTTCGTAGCCTCCGCCGCGCTCAACAACCGTTCGGCTGGCGCGGACAGGGCAAAGGGATTGCCTGCCCGCGCCATGGGGGCTGCCACGACGCGCGACAGGCTGTCGCCCAAATCTTCCAGGCCCCGCCGTGCCGTGCGGTACAGTCCGGGGGTGGGGTTGCGTGTCCACGCATCATCCCATGTCGCCGCCAGCACTTCGCCCGTGCTGGCCTGGAACCGGTCGGTGCCCATGGCCTCAATCGCGCGCAACGGATCGATGGGGGCGGTGATGATCTCGCTCATCGCCCGTACCTCACCTTGGGCACTTCGGTGGCCATCACCTGCGCCGCGTCGATATCGGCAAACCTGAATTCCAGGCGGTTTCCATCCGACAGGAACACGGGCTGCCCATCCTCATGCACCCGGAACCAGCCGCTGCCATCCTCCATGGTCAGCCAGGCCCCGCGCCGCGCACCGTTCAAGGCGATTTCCTGGCGGTCGGCGACGCTATATCCGGTCTGCACGCCGCGCGGGTCGCCCGGATCGGCCATTGCGGCAGCATCCGTCCGGGACATTACGATATCGCCCCAACGCTGCGCGCGCGCGCCAAGGCCCTTTGGTGCCCGCGCCATGGCCTGCCTGCCGCTCTCCACGAAATCCCAGCGGCCAAGGGCAACGTCATTCGCGGCCTTGGTCGCCGCCTCCCCAGCATCCATGCCCTGAGCGGCGTAGCGGTAGGCCAGCAGGCGGGCCGCTTTCTCGTAACCGGCGGCGATATCCTGCCCGTCCGGGGCGGCGGACAGGGACCGATAAAGGGGGGCAAGCGCGCCCGTCACCGTCTGGTCAATCTCCTTGGCGTCTGCCCCCGCCGCCTGGCGCAACGCGTCCTTGTCCTGCGACAGGGCCGCTGCCAGGGCTGCGCGCCCCGCCGCGTCCGTGGTGGTTGCCAGAACCTGATATTCACGCGGCATGCCGGCCTTCACCATGTCGCGATAGGCGGCGGGCCAATGCCGGCCATAAAGGGCAGCCTGCTGCGACAGCATGTCCGCCGCATCCTCCGGCTTGGCACGCGACAGTTCCGCCACCTGCAACGCCGCCCGCTCCTTGGGCAACACGCGCACCTGCGCCGCCGGCACGCCAAGACGTTCCTGTTCGGCCATGCTGGCGGTGACATAGGCGGCGAAGCTGGCGGCCTTTTCCTCCGGCTCTGCCGCCTCATAGGCCTGCCACCGGTCCCGCACGGCGGGGGCCTGCGCGACATAGGCGGCGGGGTCCGCGTCCAGGGCCTGGGCACGCCGCGCCACCAACCCCGACAGGGCATTCAATTCCTGCTGCCTGTCCTCCCACCCGCGAATGTCATTCGCCGTCTCTCCCAATTTGGCGGTTCGCGCCTCTGCTGCCTTCACTGCCGCATCGATGCTGCCAAATGCCTCGAACGTCTGGCCGGATTTCAGGGCCTGTTCAACGGCCCAATTCTCACGTGCCGCATCGTCCAGTTCGGCTGGAGGCCGGCGCCCACCCCAAATGCTGGGGATATTAGTCGGCTTGCCACTGTTCAGCCGCTCATCCGTAACGGTGATGCTTTCTTCCGTGCTGATCGTGCCGTCATCATTGCGGATGATGGGGCGGCCCGTCACGGGATGCGCCTTGCCGACCTGCACCGCCTGACGGCTGGCGAGCATAGCTTGCAGCTCGTCCGGGCTGGCCCATTGCACCGCGACCGCATCGGCCCCGAACTTCTCCGCCTGGTGCAGCTCCGCGACGGCTGCTTGTCCCGCCTGTTCGCCCATGGTCGCCATGATGCGGTCGGCGTCATATTGCACCCGCCGCCCGCTTCGCAGGGCGGCGACGGTATCCGACAGTTCCGCCCGCATCTCCGCCCTTGCCAAGGCCGCCGCCTGCTTGGCTTCGTTCTCGCGATGCTTTATCGCCGTCTCGCTGGCATTGCGCAGGCTGATCTTGTCATTGGGTGACAGGCCCTTGTCGAACCGCCCGCTATCTAACCATTGCAGGGCCATGGCCGGGTCGCGGTCGATCTGCCCCGCCACCGCGGCCTTTGCCAGGGTGGCCCGCATACTGCCGGCGATCTTCGCCCGGCGGTCGGCGGGCAGGTCCAGGATGGTCAGAAGGCCGGCAAGGTCGGTGGCTTCCTCGTCATGGGCGTCCGGGTTGGAAATGACGCGATTGGCCTTGCTGGCCACCACCACGTCGAAATCGTCCACCGTCTTGGCGACGCGCGAACCCATGGCAAAACGGCTGGCCTGGGTCGCCAGTTGCCCACCGACACGGGTGTCAAGGCGGGTGGCCAGCATTTCGCGCGCAAAGGGCGAAAGGCCGCCCGTGTCGGAGATCAGCTTGGCGCGCTGCTGGGTCCAGGCCTCGCCAACCTGCTGTTCAAATCCATCGGCACCGGGGGCGGCATTGTCCGCCATCTGCTGGAAGGTCTGATCTGCCCATGTCTCGGCCTCGGCAACGATGCGCTCCACCCCCAACGTATCGCGCTGCGCTTGCGCCTTTTCCGCCGCCGCTTCCTGTTCGCGGCGCTGGCGTTCCTGCGCATCCTGGATCTGCCCCATCGCGGCAAACCCGGCCCTGGCCAGCGCGTCGCCGGCAATGGCGTATTCACCGCCCTTTGCCGGCTGCCCCACGACGGGCAATCCGGGATTGGGTCCCCGGAAGCGCTCAATGCGTGACATCAGACCGGCCCTGCCACGCGGCCCGTGCTGGTGCCCGATGCGGCGGACATCGGGGCGGAACCACCGCCGCCGCCCCAACTGTTGGTCATCGACAGGAAGCTTGATACACCCTGAATGCCGGTCGCCGCTGCATTCCAATAGGCAATGTTCTTGGCCCGCTTGCCCGCCGCACGGGTGGCGGATGCCTGTTGTTCGGCCCCGGACTTCACGGCCTGGATTTGCTTTTCCGCATCAATGGCGCTGTCGGCGATAAGGTCCAGGGCACTGCCCGCCATCACGCGCCCGGCCTTGGCCACATTGCTGCCCTGCCGGCCAAGATAGCGTTCGAACGCATCCTTGATTTCGCCGGCCTCATAGGCGGCCTGGCGCTGGATGCTGGCTGCCTCCGCTTCGGCATTCTTTTTGGCGGCCTTGCCGGCCTTGACCTGCCCATAGATGGATGCCCCCGTGCCGATCACAGCGGCAGATGCGGCGATGGTCAGTGGCTCACACATCTCAGGCCTGCGTATCCATGGTGATGGCCAGCGACAGGATGGTAGCGGGCGATGGGCCCTCACCTTCCACACGCACGCGGATGCTGTCCGCCTGGTTGCCGGGGATGTTCGGTTTCAGATATCCGCGATACGGCACGACGCCGGCATTCACCGGCTGATCGGCGCGGCGGGTGGGCAGTGCTGTTGGCGGTCCTGCCTGTCCATCGGAAATGACCCGCACAGCGGCGGCACAGGTATCCAGGACATGGACGCCAATGCCCTTGATGCTCTTGCGCTTATCGGCGCCCGTGCCAATGGCGCTGCCCTGGTCAAGGTCCAGCGTCTCCAGATACCATGGCACCGACAGGCCCACATGCACGCGCCGCGCGGGGATATCCAACGGCACCCGCCCGCCAACCACGGTCTGCGGCGGCTGGCCGGCCCCGTCTGCCCAAATGGCAACCTTCCGCCCCTCAAGGTGGCTAAGCCCGCCCACCTCTTCCACATCCGTGGCGCTCACCACCGTAATGGCCGCGTCCAGAAGCTGGGCACGGCTGCCATCCATTTCGCCCTGGGCGCGCCGCCACCGGTTGGCCATCCGCTCCATCCGGCGGCGCGGCTGCCCATCTGGCCCCGTGCGTTCGGTGACCAGATACAGGGCATCAAATCCATCTTCTGGTACCGACGCAATCGATAGGACCCGGCCACCGCTCACGCGATGCGCCATCCACGCCATGACCTGATCGCGCGGGGAATAGGTGCAGCTGGCAAGCGTGCCATCGCCCAACAGGCACCACAGCAGCGACCATGGCCGCCGGCACCATGCAATCTGCACAATGCCAGCCTCTAACAGATGCTCCGCCAGCTGCGCCGCGTCGGGCGCCTGCATGTCGTCGGTTTCAGCACTGTAAGCCAGAAGATGCAGGTTGCGCCCGCCCAACCCGACAAAGGCGATGGCCTTGCCCGCGCGGACGGGTTCCACCCGCGCGCTGCCTTCGCTGGTGGCAGGGCGGATATTGGCATTTTCTGCCGTCAACGCCTCGCCAAGGTCCGATGCCCGGATCACATATTCCCCGCCCGCCGTGCCCATGGCCAGCGTTTCACCCGGCATCAACCAGCGGATTTCCGCCACCTCCTGATCGGCGGCAATCATGTAGATGCCGCTGTCGCCCAGGACTTTCCCGTCCTCTTCGGTCGGTCGGAACATTTCATAATCGCCGGAAAAGGTGCCCCATTCTGAAAGGGGCTCTGCCGGTGTTCCTGCCCACCATGTCCGTTGCTCAAACAGGGCCAAGGCCTGGGGCCATCCGCGATCCCCGCCCCATGCTGGCGCCCGCCAATCCTCCACCGACCCCGTGGCACTGGCGGCGGGCCGTGCGGACAGGGAACGGTTGACGATGCTGATTGTGCTTCCCCGCAGCAAAGGCGGGGTGAAGTCCAGGGTCAGGCGGTCGTCGCCCAATGTATAATGCTGTCCGCCCGTCAATGCCTGGGTGTCGACCCGGATATCGACCGATGACACGCCCGTCATATAGGGCAACCAGCTGGTCGGAAGCGTGTAGGTCTCGCCCGATCCGACCTCTGTCGTGATCGTGTCCAGGATCGTATCACCCGCTGGCCCCGGAACCGGCGGTGGCGTGGCGCCATCCTCGCTGGCCACGGCGATATGCTGCGCGTCGGTGAAGCCCGTGATGCGCAGCCAATACCATTTGCCGTCAATCCTGACGCGCACGCATTGCCCGATCCAGTCGGTGGTGGCCACGTCTGCCGTGAACGTCATAACGCCGCCCGACAGGCTGGCCGCCGGCATGCTGGGCCATGGGTCACGATAGGGACCGTCCCGGAACGTCACCGGCTCCAAGGTCCAGTTGGTGCGGCCATAGCGTGACAGCTTGTGCGGGCGCATGCCGGCACAGGCCAGATAAACCACATCGGCGCTTTGCGCTGACCGGATCAGGGGCAGGTGCTGGGCGCCATAGGGTGTTGCGATCTGGTAAGGGGCGCTGCCCGACTGGATCAGGGTCCCGCGCTCCACAAAGCGCAACTTCCCCGGTGTCCACTCCAGGATATAGGATTGATCCTCATTGAACACGAACCGGCCAAGCCAGGCCACGGCATTATCGTTGGTGGCGGCGATATCCAGGGTGCCGGGCCGCCGCGTCTGCCCACCCAAGACCAGCGGGATCATGTTCAGCGCGTCCGCCTGGGCGGCGGGATAGCGTGCCAGGTCCTGCCGGCCCCACAACTCCGGTGACCAGATGCCGGCATTCAAGGGGCTGAAACTGGCGGATCGCTTCTGACCGCTCACGCCCGCACCGCCGCCCAATCCTCGCCGCCACCGTCATATTCCTCGGTGGTATTGCCCACCATGGCATCGGCGCTGCGCGTTTCCTGCCGCATGCGAGGCAGGCTCTGTTCCAGTTCCGTGGCAAGGTCGCGATTGCCCGTGATGGCATAGGCCACCGCCGCCGCCAGCTCGCGCACCACCAACGCCTGTAACCGTTCATCCATCTCATGCACGGCAATATCGGCAATGTATCGCAGACGCAGCGGGGCCGGTAAATCGGTGACGATCTGCCCGCCTTCCACTTCCCAATCCCTGCGTTTCTGCCCCTTCACCTCCCACGGGCGCACGCAACTGGCGGGCAGCGTGTAGGCATAGGCATAGCCCCATTCCGGCCTGACGGCATTGGCCGCCAAGGTCGCCCGGCGCATCGCGCAATTCCACGGATAGCTGGCCAGTACCGACCGCCGCACGCCATCCCATGCCGTCGCGATCTGCTGCGCCGCCGCCGTATTGTCATCCGGCCCCGTCAGCAAGGTCCCGGACAGCCGCAAGACTGCCCGGTTCCAAAGCCTGACCGTAACCTGATCACTCATAGCGAATGACGTTCGCTAGGGGTCAGTCGGCGACGTGGTACATCGCAACCTTGATCACGGCATCGGCGGCGGGCACCGCGCCGCCGATGGTCAGGAACAGCGGCGTTTTCTCCACCGGGCGGTAGCCGATACCGGCAATGGCCTTGGCGTCGCGCATGCCGGCGGTCGCAAAGCTGGTCGCTGTCATGTACCGGTCATCGTCGCCGACATCACCCAGCTTCAAGGTTACACCGGCTCCCAGCGCTTCGGAATACACCTCCCCACCAAGCGCCAATTGATTTGCGGACAGGTAGCCAACGAAGATCAGATCTCCGATTTGCTCCGTTCCTTTGCACTTGTAGGTGTCGAAGGTGATCCGAACGCGGCCATAGTATTCGCCACCCGTGATGGTCTGGCGGGGTTCGGTCTGGGTCAGTGCGTAGTTTTCGCCAAAGAAACTGGCCATGGTCTAAAACTCCCGTATTGGCAGGAAGCGATTAGGCTTCCTTGACCTCGATGACGACGACCTTGTCTTCTTGCATGCGGACGGCCCCGGCCTCGAATGCGCCAGAAACCTGCCAAGCATGTTTCTGGGCAATCCAGTCAACCTCGCCGTACATCTCATGCACGATGTTCAGGTTGATGCCTGACTTCACATAAAGAAGGCATCGCCGAACGTCGCCCGCCTTGGGCAGCATGGGCAACTTCACCTTTGCGCCCGTCTTGGGGTTGCGTTTGGTGTGATCCTCCACGCGGCGGAAATTGACATTGAAGAAGTCACGCAGCTCGCCCTTCACCAGGACCTTTTCCTTGTTGAAGTCGCTGCTCTTGACTTCATCCGACTTCATCAGTTGGTGTTCCTGCTTGGCCGTCCAGGCGCAGGTGATAATGTCATCATCCATCAGGGCTTCGGCACCCTTCAACATCTCGACGGCCAGCATCAACTTGTCCAGGGTGAAGCCTTGATTGTTGTGCGGGATGACCTGAGTATTGGGCAGGGCGATCTTGCTTTCACCCTTCTTGCCATAGAATGTGTCGGCCAGCGCCGCCTTGATAACGGTTCTGTCCAGTTGGCGGGCAGCCGCAAAAGCGAAACCACGCGAATAGGCGTTGGTCGGATCGTTTAGGATTTCCAGCTTTGTTTTGCGGCCCAACAACTTGGAGCCAGCATATTCCATGCTGGTCATCCAGCGGCGGTCTTCCGCAAAATCGACTGCCGGCAAGTCTGCCGTGTCGTTATCCCGCTCCTCCAGTTCCGTATCGCCGATCTGGTCGAAGGCAACGCGCTCGCCTTCCTTGGCGACGATTGTCACGGTTTCGCGCAGGCGCGACGTCATCTGTTGGCAAAGGATTTCCAGGCCCGACGAATACTTGTCGTAGCCCCAGGTTTTTGTTCCGCTCATGTCTAACTCTCCTAAAGTCAGGGTTTGGAGCTACGGGACGCGTCCACAAGTGCGTCATGCCGTTCGACGAATTCTTTGTGTCGCGGATGCGAGGAATTGGTGAACGCTTGCCGAAATTCAGGGTCGGATTTCAGCTTGTTCAACTCTGCACGTGCCTGCTCCGGCGAAACGGCACCACCACCCCCGCCAGCGCCCCGCAAGCGGGCCTCCCCGATGTCCTCGGCAATCGCCGCGAACATTTTGATGATATTGAGGTCGCCAGCCTTAGCGGACAGCACATCAATGGCCGCTGCTGCGGCTTCGTCACCGGCATAGATCTGGAAGGCACGCTTGGCGCGCTCGATCACCTCGGGGGCCTTGGCCCCATATTCCTTGCGCAACCCATCCTGCAGGGCTGTCTCATGCGCCTGCTGCTGCTTTGGCAGGTCAGCCTCAAACGCGGCGATCTGTTCGGCGGTGTCTTTGGCAAGCCAGTCGATGACGCCTTTCACATGGGCCGCCGGCATGCCTAACGCATGGGCGGCAGCAGCGAAGCGACCCATGCGCTCGTTATCCCATTCGGCTTCGGGCATGTTTTCAGGCCGCGCCAACCCATAACCGTCTGGGCTGTCGGGACGGCCCAGGGCTTTCCAGAATGCGGCGCGATCGTCATCGCTGGCACCCTCGCCGGGGATGGCTACACGGCCCGCGCTGTCCTTTTCCAACTGACCATAGGCCGCCAGCACATCGGCGGGACCTTTCCAGCCCTTGGCCTTCAACGTGTCGGCAAATTCGCCATGTCGCTCGCCAAGACTGCCGGCCCAATCGAAAGCGGCGGGGGCGGCGTTGTCTGCTCCACCACCCCCGCCTTCAGCGCCGCCACCCCCGCCGGAACCGCCATTCCCGCCAGAATGGTCGGCGCTGTTGCTGTCCGCGCCGCCGGCATCGCCTTCCGGCGCGCGCGCGATCTCAATCCATGCCAAGCGGCGCATGATCAATCCTCTTCTTCATGATCGGTGGGATCGGGGATGTCCTGGGGTTCAAGGTCCAGCATCGACCGAATATGCAGATACACGCACCGCGCACCTTCCAGGTGGGCGGACAGGTCAGGCTGACCCGCCCGAAACGTGGGGCCATTGGCGTTACAAAAGATGGCAAGGTCAGCCAGCACCATGTCGGCATCGGCCCCGCGAAACAGGCGCCGATAAGCCGCGATCACGCGACGGCGGCGACGGCCTTCCCAGGTGGCCATGATCCAGGCCTTGGGGTTCATGCTCATGCCGCCCCCTCGGACGCCATGGCCGCCTGTCCAAGATCGCGCGCGATCTGGGCACCCGCCTGCGCCTGCGCGACCTGTTCGGCGGCGGCCTGCTGTTCGGCACGCGCCTGCCTGTCCGCCGCCACCTGGCGCGGGTCCTTGATCAGGCTGGCGGGGGTGTGGAAGGCCCTGGCCAGACGGCGCACGGCATCATCAAGATCGACATTGTCCAGCACTGTCGGGTTCATCTGCGCCATGGTCCCCACGCCTTCCAGGAACCGCATGATGCCCCCGGCCTGGGCGATGGACTGCGCGCGGGCCAAGGGACTGACATAATCCACCTTCAATCCCGGTGCCTGGGTCAGGGCCGGGGGCGGCGGCGGGAACGCGCCCGCCCGCATCAACAGATTGAAGGCACGCGTGATGACCGGTGTCAGGAATTCCGTATTCATGCGGCCAAGGTGCGGCCCCATGACCTGTAATTGCTGCTCTTGCAGGGCCAGCACTTCGGTTGCGGTCGCACGGTCCCCCGGCTGCAACAGCATCGCAGACCAATAGAAGGCATCCTTGATCGCCTGCCGCCGCTGGTCTTCCAATTCCAGGCCAAGGCCGATGGCACCTCCGGTTTGCAGCGCCTTGACCTTTTCCCGCCCCGTCCATGCGTCGATGGCACCCGCATGGGCGACACCGGGGCGAAACTGAATGCCCCGCAACTCCAACTCGTCTGTGGTCAGCAGCGGCGGCCGAACCGCCGCCTGGGCACCCTCCAACAGGGTTCTGCCCATGACGTTGACCGTCTTTGCATCCGGTCGTGCCAGGGCCGCCGGGCCATCGCCGTAAACCTCGCCCGCCTGCACCCACCACCGCATGGTGTGGTACGGGAATTCGTGATAACCGCCATCTTCAAGAAGGTGGTTATTGTCCAGGTCCAGGTAACGCGACCGTGTGGCCATGAAGGCACGGCCCCGGCGACGCGGGTCGGCGTCCGGGTTCGGTTCGGTAGCGTGCAGAAGACGCCATTTCCTGTCGGGTTCCTTCTCCAGCGTCTTCAGCATCGCCGGATGCAAGGCATCCTCGCCCCATTCCTGCGCGCACTGTCGGCCCGTGAATGAGAAGGCGCGATACAGCGTATCCACCTGCCCCCGACTGTTCTGCGCAATGAAGCATTCGGCAAGCGGGATCGTGGAATGGCGCAGCTGGCCCGCCGCATAATCCTCATCCGAATACATCACTGCCGTACCCAGCGTAACGACGGACAGGAAATAGCTCATGGATTGGGCGTAGAAGTTCGCACCATTGGCGGCAAAGGCGCGGAACATGGTCTTGGTAACAGTATCGCACCAGGCGCTCACCTCCCGGTCGGTCGACAGTGCGTCCTGATCGGGAAGGATACTGAACCATTCCGTGGCGCTGTTGGTGCCCATGGACCACAGCCCCGCCGAAAGCTTGGTGGCACCGTGACCGGCGGTGAAGTCGAACAGGTCGCCCGGCGCGCGACCGTCCTTAGTGCCCGTTTGCAGTTCCTGCGCAAGCGGGGTGGTCAGGCGTTGCAGCTCTTCCCAGTGCCTCACACGCGGGGCACGCAGACTGCGCAGGGTGCCGAGACGGGAAACCGCCTCGGCAACGCGGCTATCAGCCACCGCCACCCAACAGCGTATTAACGGCGGACGGCATGGGGGGCACGCCCTGACCACCTGTCAGCATGGATGCCATGAAGCCCCGCCGCTGCGACAACCGCCGGCGCGCGGCATCGCCCGCCGCCTGGGCCGTGGCATCGGTGCGCGCGGGCACCTGCGGCTCTGCCGGCGCCTGGTCATTCTTGCTGCCGCCACCGCCGCCGGGGGCAAGGATGCCGCCCAGCAGCTTGAACGGTGACGACACCAGTTTGCGGATGACCTTACACATGGGCGGCCTCTGGATGGTCTGAGACCCGCCACGCCCATAGGTCGAACGTCTCCCCGCCCCGCCCGAAATCGCGGCACTGCCCCTCGCGCACAAAGCCCAAATGCGCAAGCCAGCGGGCCGCCAGGGGGTGACCCTCCATGGATCGCGCTTCCATGCGCCGCATCCCCTCGGCCCGCCGCTCGGGGATGAAGATGGTCCGAACAAACTTGGTGACATTGAACGCCACGTCGCCCCATCGGTCGGTGGCGAACATGCCCGCGCTGTAAACCCCCGGCATCATGGGGCACAGCCCCACCACCACCACCGGCACGCCATCCGCCGTGGCCACGAACCCATGCTCGCACGCCTGCGCCATTTCGGCGGACAGGCTGGCGGGGTCATATCCATCGGGCTGGCAAGCGCCGATCTCCCGCCTATCGCAGGATCGGGCCAGCTTGGCCACCTGAAAGATCAGACCTTCCGATAACGGAAACAGGTCGAATGCAGGCACCGGGTTCCTCATACGACAAAAGCCGCAGGCGGGGGCCTGCGGCTTTTGGGGGTGGGGCGCTTGTCGCGCCAGCTTAGACACCATGCCAGGGGACAGTTGCGACTGCAAGCCAGATTTTGCATAGTTAACGAGCCACACTGGAGAAAAACAATGAAACACTATTACAAGTTCCTCAACAAAGGAGATGTTCATTATTATTTTGAAGATGAGACTATCGTCATATCAAGTAGTAAATATTTTAGCGAATTGGAAGATAAGTGGATTGGCGATAAAATGGAAGGAAGATCTTCTGTCAATATAGACCATGAAGTTATTACATCTGACGACAAAGATTTCATTAAAAAAGTAGCGGACATTGGCATCCGTATAGATTACACGGATGCTCATATACAATATATGAGAAATAATCCAGAATTGTTTCCAAGACATACTGTTGTGATAAATAATGACAGAAGCACATATGAGAGTTATTTCTTTATGTGGTGCTGCGCATTTTGGCGAATACAATCATTTGTTGTCTAGCTTCAACAAATATGGCCGCGATAGCTTTGATTACAGTGCAGCAATCTGCATTCCAGACATGAGGCAAATGGTTAGACATATATTTCAGCATGCTATCGAAAAATCTACTGGCATTCGCATAAGTTTATTACTTCAACCTCCACAATTCCGTCATGTAATATACACGGACAAAGAACAAAGAAAACTTACAGGCATGGGTAAGGAACTTTCAGGGCCATTCTATAAATGCAAAAAGTTTAGCTGGCAAAGAGAGGCTAGATTGGTCTTTGTCCCAAATGGACAGGCACCATCTGAGCGATTGATTTTTCATGTGCCGGGCATTCAACGGTTTGTCCGGCTTCATAGCAGCTAAAAATGCATCGTGGTCGTTGTTCGGTTCTGGCGGTTATCAACGCGGTGCCAAGGCAGAAGCAAGAAGGCTATTGCCTTCTTGCGGTATGTTCTTCATTTGTTCACGTCATGGCGAAGTATGGGCACATATTGGTCGAGTGGCTGGATATCGGCATGTTCATCCGTGTCGAATGCCTGCGCTGCGGGCGGGAGGCCTCTGTCGATCCGCGACCGCTGGCCCGGCGATATGGCGCGGCGGCGGACCCTCGCGCACTGCCTTGGCGCTGTACCGGATGCCGGGGTCGTCGGGTCTGGTGTTATGTGGACACCGCTGGCGGGGAAAAGTTCGAAAGTCTGTCGCAGGCTCAATTGAGGTGGCGTCCACAAGAGGAATGGCCGCTCAAACCCTGCAAGTCGTGGCGCTAGGATTACGCCGCTGCTGGCGCTGTGCGAACCAGACCAATCCCATAGTGCCCGACCAGCACCCCAAGCGCCGCGACAAGATGGGCACCCGCATCGTCCCGCCGCACTTCTGTCCAACTCGCGAACTGTTTGAGCGTTTCGCCCTGGCCCAGCACGTACCAAGCCACCCGCCCCGCCGGCTGATCCACACCACCCAATGCCCGCATGGTAGCGTCCAGGCGCCCGCGCGGGTCGCCACCGCCATAGGCGGCGGATGGGGTCTGGCGAATGTCATTCGCCATTGCATCCGCGAACCGGTCATAGCGCATGATCCCCACGGACCCATGGGCCGCATCCCATTGCTGTTGAAACCGCCGCCCCGCCTCCACATGCGCAGGCGTGATTGTGCCCCGGCCATGCATGGCGGACAGGGTGTCGGCAACCTTCTTTGCCACGGACTTTTCCGTCATGCTGCACCTCAGAAGTCGGAAAGGGGGTTGTAGTCGGACGCGCGCGATGGACGGCGGCGATGGTCGGGCCGCTCCCGCCGTTCCTCCTGGTCGCGCTTGCGGTTGATGGTTTCGTACCCGCCATCGCCCAATTCGACGTATTGCAGGGCGTCGTGCGGGTTGGAAAACTCGTTCTTGTTCACTTCCGGCTCATAGCTGTTGCCATCGCCGCCGCGCTTTTTCTTGAAATGGAAGCCGCTGTTGAAACCGCGCCGCAGCTTGGGGCAATGCACCGGGTCGATCAGCAGGTTGCGTTGATGCGGATTGTCATCGCAGACGGTCAATAGCGCCTGGCGCACCGCTTCCTGACGCACGCCGGGGGCATTGCTGGGCGCGGGCTTGATGGTCAGACCGCATTCCCGCGCGACCATGGCCGCCCAATGCTGCGCCTCCCCACCTTCTTCCGATGTGGCCGATCTGGCCAGGCCAGCGGGATCAACCCAGGACACGCCGATGGGGATGCCCCGATATCGTTCCGACGCCAGAAGCCGGTTCAGCTTCTCCGCAAAGGTCTTGTACCCGACATTGTGTTCTACCAGCTCGCCCAACGCCCACCGCTGGCCGGATGGCTGCTTCTGAGTGATGACGGCGGACGGGAAAAGGCCCTGGTCTAGGCCGATGGACAAGGGAAGGTTTCGACGCGGGATCAGTATCGTCGGCGAAACGTGGATCTGGTCATTGTACTCATGTTCGTAGACAGGCCGCCCCGCCCGAGAAAAGCCGGGCAGATTGTCGATGAAGCGCCGCACCCACCATGATTGACGCCCACGCGGCTCATAATATCCGACGGGCAGGTTGGGCAGGTTCTCTGCATTGTGGGCGCGCCCGCCGGGCTGGATATGGACGCTGTAGCCTTGCTTGCGCGTGGCCTGGTCATAGATGTCGGTGTAGGACCAATGGTCCACATCCGGGGCGTTCATGTCGAACCACAGGCCATACCAGCTGCATCCGCCATGCGTGCTGTCGGGATAGCGGCCGCAGCGGCCCGACAGATGTTCGATCAGCTCGGGCGCGCACAGGTCGGCTTCGTTGACGTAGGCCGCCGTCGGTTCGAAGCCTCGGCAGAAGTCTTCAACGTCATTTTCACCGATTGCGGCAAAGATCACCTCCATGTCGATGATCCCGACCCCCGGCACCTGCATTTTCAAATGGTGGGTAGTCTGGCCGTTCTGGCCACCGGAATGATAAATCCCCATGCTGGGCGGGATGCGCTTGTGCCAGGACAACAGCGTGCTGCGCGCCATCTGGCGGTAGGTGTTGCGGATCACGACGAAGCGGGTGTAGCGCACGCCATCAACCGGGCTGGGCCGCTGTTCGCACGCCACATAGAACATTTTCATCAGCGCCGTGGTCGTCTTAGCGCTGCCGTTGGGACCGATGATGCCACTGATGAAATTGCGGTCGGTCAGGAACCGCCCACTTACCGGCCCCGGTGCCTCGTATCGAATGTCAAAGCCCATGCCCTAACCCCTTCCCCATTGCCTGCCGGGCGCCCCGTCCCGTACCCTCGCCCTTCGCCATGCCTCGGCTGGCCGGGTCGATTTCAAACCGTGTCGTCTCGCTGATCCGTAAGGGGGGAGACGGGCGGAAAATCGGTTGGGGGGAGGCCCCCGGCGTCGCGTGCCACCCCCCCATCGCGCGGCATGGAAGCGGCATTGCCAGCGCCTGCCGCGCCGCCCGCCAGAGTGGAAGTCTGTTCGCCCATGACCACAAGCCCTTGATCCTGCTGGCCTTTCCCGCCGCCTGCCAAAGCGCTCATACCAACGCATTGCGCGGACAGCGCGGTAAGCCCTTGAATTTGCTGGATTTCGTTGGCAAACAGGTCCACCACCCCGCCCTCGTTCGCCGCCGCTGTCGGTGCCGCCATGCCCACCGGCATGTGCAGGTGAAGCGTGGGCAGGTTCAGCGCATCGGCCTTGATGGCCAGCGGCTGCTTGGCGTGGATGTAGGGCGCCACGATCTCCGCCGCCCTCAGCTGTAGCTTCAAAGCATCCTCCGCCTTGCAGCGCAGCCGCATGGCCAGCTCTTCCACCGGCATCGAATAGACATCCGCCAGCACCAGCAGCGGTGAGCGATGCTGCGACAGGAAGAAGGTGCGCCAAGCCTCTGTCGATTGGTTGCGCGCACCCTTTGGCCGCCCCCCGCCCCGACGCGGCTTCATGAACAGGTCGGCCCCAAGCGTGCCGATATCGTCCAGCGGCCCCGCACCCACGCCCTGCATATCCGCCCAAAGGTCCGCCTGCTCGCCGCCCTGGTCAGGCACGGACAGCGGTCCCATGCCGGCCTCTGCCATGGCCGCCGCCATGCCCGTCACACGATCCTCACCACCTGACACGATATCACCCCCCTATTTTACCGGCATCGGTGGTACAGGCGGTGGTACGCGGCGTGGTACGGGCTATCCCTTTGGAAACTAAGGTATATCTACCTATCCGTACCACTGTACCACCTGTACCACCACCACGGCACACACGCGCACTCGCCCATGCACATACACATCAATCAAACCGGTGGTACGGGTGGTACGGTGGTACAGCGTTGAAATCGTTGCTGATTTCCGTACCACCACCGTACCACTTTGCCGTACCACCCACCCCGACCCATCCCGCCCACCAAACCAACCGCGTTTTTCATGCCCGCATCATGCGGGTCGGGGCTGGGTTATGAAGGGTCAGGGTCGGGGATACCGTCGGGCCAGGGGCCGGGGTCTGGGTCGGGTGGCCACCCCTGATCCACCTGGAGACGGGCTTGATAAGCGGCCCCACCATCCGCCCCCGGCGTCTGTCCCTGCCCTGGTGGCGGGGTTCGGGCGGATGGTGGATGCTGTGCGTGTGGATGGCTGTCGCCATCCGGCAGACAGATGGAAAGGGGCACGAGCAAGGCGCGGCTGGGATAGCCACCGATGCGGATTTTCTTGGGCTTGCCGTCCCTGCCTGCCTCTGGCGTCACCGCCCCGGCAAGCCGGCGCAGGGTCTGCACCCACACGCCCGTCGTGTCCGCCGCACTGTGCCAGTGCGTGCCCTGCATCAACCGGTTCAACCCCGTCGATTGGTTGGCCACGGCCAGATACTTGACCAGATATTGCGACTGGACCCGCATGCCCACGCTGCCCAGCACGGCTTCCGCCTTGGCCGCCCGCGCGCCCACATCATCCTTTTCGGTGTTGGTCATGTTGTCGGCTGTTGCCTCTGCGGCCGCCATGCGCACCCATTCCGCAACGGTCAATCGTCTGCGGTCGTTCGGGTCTTCCACCACGCATGTCATCAGATGGGTGAGACAGCTGAATTCGTCCGCATCCGGCTGCGCCTCGGCAATGCCGGATGCCGGTAGCCTTTCGGCCCACGGCTCAATATCGCCCTCTACACTGGGCACATCGTCATGTATGGCGATATGGGCACAGGCCAGGACCGTGCCGAACACGTCCTGGCCGCGCGCACTGTGCCCGCCCCTGGCCATCGCGTCGCGATACGCCTCCACGGCGGCGGGGAACAGGTGCCATTGGTCGATCACGCGCCGCAACAGCCGGGCACCCAGCTCGGCCATCTTGACCTCTGTGATGGCCGGCGCCTTGCCATCCTTGGACAGCGGCCCTAACCGGAAAATGAGCATGCGGCTCAAATCCTGCGGCTTCATGGGCGGCATCAGGATGGAGCTGAAACCGATGACGGAATACAGGTTGAAGGTGGTCCCCTCATGATCCTGCCCGCCGCGAACGGCCATGGCCCCGGTATGGGCGGATCGCGCCAGCTCCAACAGGGCCGCCAGCTTCCGGTTATCCTCCCGCGCTTCCGCCTCGTCCAGCCAGACGGGAAAGCTGCTGTACCGCACCGTCTGCCGCACACCCGCCGCCGTGGCGTCCGCTGTCTGCAACGCACCGCCGGGGCCGTGCAACCATCGCTGCGCATCCTGCAATGTGCTCTTGCCCGTGCCATACCCGCCGGTGGTCCAATGCACGGGCCGCCGGTCCAGCGCCCCGCCGATCATGGCCGCCACGGACAGGCCAAGCATCAAATGGGCGTCGGTTTCACCGCGCTCCAGCGCCCACCGCTGGTACAGCTTTTTCAGCTGTGCCGCCGGCCCATCCGGCCCGCCTGGCTGTTGCTTCTCGGCGGGGCGAAGCCCCTTGCGGCCCGATGGATAGACATAGCCGTCAACCAGGCCGGGGGCCATCTCACGGCGCTGCCCGTCCTTGTCCACGCACAACAGCACATCGCCAAGATGCAGGATCAACCCGCCATCCGGCCCTTTCCACGCACCGGGGCCGCGCACCCGCTCCTGCGGGCTCCACACGCCGGCCTTTGCTGCCTGGGCCATCAATGCCTCGGCGACCATCTCGGGCTTCCACCCGGTGATAATCCAATGCTCTTCCGTGTCGCCGCCGGGCAGGGTTTCGCGCACCTTTTTCAGGCTGGCCCAATGCTTGCGCAGATATCCCGCCGCGATCTCCCCGAACAGGGCCTGGATGTTCAGCCGGCTATGATCCTTGGCTTTCAGGCTGCGCAACTGACCAAGCGCGTCCAGATACCAATAGACATCGCCATAGATGCCAAGCGCGATGACGGGACACCCGGCGGGCAAATGGCCGTCATAGTGGGTGCCGCCATCATCCCCACCATCCTCATCTTCCGGCGGTGGCGGCTCCTGCGGCGGCGGTGGCGCTCCTGCCGCCGGCTGGCACAGCGCCTCCGTCAACGCGCGTTCCCGCGCCTCTGCCTCGGCATCCGCCAGCATCTGCCGCACCTGGGACATGTTGCCTTCATCGGGCGGCGGGCTCATGCGGCAATCCCCTGGCCACGCGGGCGGCGTTCCGCACCCCTTGCGGCTTTCAACACGTCATTCACGTCTTTCACCCCCGCCGGCGGGCGCGGGATCAAAACCCGCTTGCCCTGCGCCTCATAGGCCGGCACCACTTTGCGCATCAGCGTCTCGTTGGCCGGGCTGTCGGGCGCGTCATTGTCCCGCCACAGAACCACGGTCTGGATCGCCTCTGGCCAGGTCAGGGCCGCCATATTGTCGATGCTGATCCCGGCGACACACCGCGCCTCCGGGATCTCCACCGCCACCGACAGGGCGTTTTCAATCCCCTCGGCGATATGCACTTCCGATGGAAACCGCATCTCGCGCCATTTCGGCAATCGGTTGATCTGTCCCGTCTGCCCATCGATGCGCACGCCCTGCCACAGGCGGATAACCGCGTTGCGCCCGCTGAACAGGCCAAGGCTTTTCTTGTTCTCTTTCAGGTCGGCCTTCACCCACTGCCCGTTTCGGCAATCCAGCCAGGTGCGATGGATGCCCAGAAAACTGCCGTCACCTCCGACAATGGCCGCGACCATGGCGGGCAGGGTGTAGAGCGGCTTGCCCTGTTCGTCGGTGCCAAGCTCGGCACAGCCCAGCTCGGGGTGGAACCGCACGCCCCGGAACCATCGTTCCGCAAAGTGCAGGCGCTCAATATCGATGCCGCGCCCCAACAGATACGCATCCACCGGCGTATCGATGATCTTTTCCTGGGCACGCAGATATGTCGCCTGGGCCGCGCGCCGCTTGCGCTCATTCCTGGCCGCCTCTGCCTCGTCGCGCTGGTCCCTCGCCTCTTTGGCCGCCAGCGTCTTTTTAAATGCGTCCGGGTTCGTCCCGTCCAGGCCAAGCCAGGCCTTGGCCCAACGCACGGCCTCCCGCATATCGCCACCGAACCAAAGCTGGGCCGTGAATTCCAGCGCTGACCAGTTCTTGCCGGCGCTGAAATCCTTGATCAGGCCCTGGCACTTACCTTTGATGGCAATGCGGAAACTGCCTTCATGCCGGTCATCCCGGAATGGCGACAGGCAGACGAAATCATTGTGCCGCACATGGCCCGACAATCCCCAGGCCTGGGGAAGCTCCGCCATGCGGTCGCGCAACATGTCCGCGATCTGCTGGGTGGTGACCTCCCGGCTCATCGCTGCCACCATTGGCCGCGCGCGTCCTCGGGTACTTCCTCCGCCGGCACCATCGGCGCTGGCGCGGCCTTGGCCGGCGAAACCCTGGCCGCAACTTTGCCACCCCGGCGAATGTCATTCGCCTTGACGCGCCTGCCATGGGCTACCCTTTCGACAATGGTTGACAGGCGCTCACGCGCTGCCTGCGCTTCCGGGTTCAGGCGGTGGCCATCGCACAGGCCCCGCACCGCCTCGATGGCGTCCAGGACCGGCCCCATATCCGCAGGCATGGCCTGGCCCGCCGCCACCGCGTCGCGCAACCGCTTCCACCCTTGGGGGCTGGGTGCAAGGCACCAATTACTGGCCGCCACCATCACCTCGATATCGGGCGGAAAGTCTGTCTCTTCATAGCGTGGCATGGCCGTCGCCCTCCGCCTGCGCCGCGTCGAACGCGCGATAGGCATCGATGGCCGCCGCGCTGTAACACGCCTCCATCCGGGCCAGTTCGTCCGCGATGATCCAGGCCAGACTACCCGGCTCCGTCTCTGCCAGCACAACCCCCGGCACTTCTGCCGTGTGGATGGCGGTGGCGAAATGCCGCTTCACCTTGCGAAACGGCTCATACCATTCCGGGGCCTGGGGGTTCAGGGCAAACCCGTCCAGGATGCGCCCCTGCCGGTCAAACGGCGCCGATAACAGGGTCAGGCGGCCATCAATGCTGATGGCGCGCGATAAGGTCAGGATGGTCTGCATGTCGCCTCCCGCCGCATGTCGGCTATCATGGCGGCCAGCTGGTCCAGCTTGGCCGAAAGGTCGGAAAGATTGACGGGCTGCGGCGCGCCATCGGGCACCAACACACCCCGCACCGCCTCCATCCCGAACAACAGGCTGGCCCGCGCGATATTGGCGGCACTGGGGGCCGGGCCATCATCGGCCAGCCACCGTTCTGCCGTCTGCGCTGCCACCTCGAAATCCTGGGCGATCCGCTTGGCCCGGTGCCCGTCCGCATACCGGATGGCCAGGAACCCGCGCCAACGCCGCGCGATATCGTCGGGCCGCACGGCACCAATGGCCGCGCGAATTTCTTTGGTGATCTGCCCCATTTTTTGTTCAACCCCCATAACCGATGCTGGCCGCGTCGGTTGGGGGTTGGTCTTCGGTGGGCACCGGGGCGGCAATTCCATCGGCAAGGTCAGGGTGGCGGCGGGGGCCGCCACCCTGGCAACCTGCGGGCGGGCGAAAAAGGATTGGGCCGATGGTTTCCAACTCATGGCCGCACCTGTCCGGCCTGGCCATACAGCATCACCAGGATGCCAAACTCCCGCCTTTGTTCCGGTCCCGGCTGGTTGGCGGACAGGACAAGGGATGCGACGGCGTCCAGCACGGTGGAAAAGGGCGGGTCCACCCGCCGCCGCCGCCCGGCAAAGCCCTGGGCGCGGCGCAACTCATGCCACACCTGACCATGCGGCTTGCCCGAAGCGATGATCAGGGCAAAGGCAAAGGCCTGGGCCTCATGCCATGGCATAAACAGCCGCGCGGGGGAGGCGAGGAGGGGGGCCTCCCCCGGCGGCGCGGCTGCCCGGCGGCGGCAACCGCCGGGAACCGCAGCGGGTATGGCCCACCCCGCCTGTTCTGTGTGGGTCGGGGCGGCGGTCATTTGCCCCCCAACAGTGACCAGTTAACGGGCCGTGCTGGCGGCAGGGGCATGGACACCGGCGGCCACTGCCAGCAAGGCCCCTTTGCTCCCGGAAGAGGAAATATCTGCGGTGGCGCTTGCAGAACCTTCCACCGCATATCGCGGTCAAGGAAATTCCGGGCCAATGCTCGGGCCACCTTGGCACGGGCAACCCGATACATCGCGTTGCACCCCCAGGCGGTGAAGGGCTGGGAGCGTGGGGCGCGAATATTCTCGGCGGCAACCAGTCCGGCAATCATCATCATGCCGTGACGCTGCCGGGATCGGATGAAGGTGGGGGATCGGATCATGCCGCCACCTCTTCTTGACCGGGGATATGCAGCAGGTCTTGCGGCTTGATATCCACCTCAGGGTGGGCCTGCGCGTAAGCCAGGATTGCCCGATGATGCCTCTGGGGCACCAGCCCCCCGGTGCCTTTTCGCGAAACCGGTCGATCCCAAGCGCAGACGGACGAGTGACGAACCCCGCAAATCTCTGCGGTCCGCACGACGCCGTTAAGCTTGCGGATAAGGTTTCTGGCGATGGGGAGTACGGTTTCGGGCTGCATGCCCACAAGATGTAGGAATTTCCTACCATATGTCAACGAATTTGGAAGCGACTACCTGCAAGCCTTACGGCTTCTGGTAATGGAATATTCGGCTCATGGACAATGCCAGCAACACCTTTATCCGTGACCAGCTTAAAGCAAAGGGCCTGACACACCAGGACCTGGGCGAGGCGCTGAACCGCGTCCGCGTTCAAGCCACGGCGATTATCAACGGTCAACAACCGCTGAAACTGGAACAGCTCAAGCCAACCGCTGATTTGCTTGGTATTTCGATATTTGATTTGATGGTTGGCCTGGGGATCGACCCCGGACGCCCCACTATTGATGCCGCTCTGCTCGCGGACAGCATGATTGCCGTTTTCAAACGGTTGGGAATCGACACCGAACGGGTCGACCAGGCCGCATCCATGGTCGCCACAATTTATGAGCATGCGGCCCGTGATCCGGGTTTTCGGCAACCGGATGGCATGACCTCATTGGCCGGCGCCCTGTCCGCCTTTGCCCAGACCGTTGGTCGGAAATAGCTTTTCCATCAGGTCGGACAACACCGCCTGCCGGGCAATGCGCCATTCCGGGAAATCGTCATTGGCTATCTTTCTGGTCAGGTCATTGATTAGTGTTCGATCAACCTTTTCCTGCATATCATAGTATTCGCCGGGCTGGCCGGGTGGAACCGGCATCGAGCGCGCGCTTGTCCCCTGGGTGTTACGGCACCCTTGCTGCGTACGGGATGGCAGTCCCGTAGGCAGACCCGGCTATCCGGCCCGCCTGACGTCTATCCTAATGGATAGGTGGCGGTATGTCACTGCTTAAACGTGTATTCATTGTGGAGCGCACTGGAATACGATAGCATGCTGCAAAATGAAGCTCTTTTTTAAATTAGCTTGGTACCGATCTAACGCTTTTTACTCAGTGCCAGCAAACGACCCTCAACCTCCTGAACATGCGCCTCAATGTCACGGTTTGCCTCTTCTCTAATCCTCTTCAATTCCAATCCCAATCCATCTTGAATTTCTTCCAAGTCTTTAACCATTTCACCCTTTACGCATTCCATATAATCATCATAACGCCGCCTAAATTCTGCGGCCTCATTCACAGCCGCAACGGCGGAGTCGCGGTCATATATAGGCATAAAGGGGGCGTTTGGTCGCCAGCAATTACTACGGAATTTTACACCCATGACATCAACCGACGTGTCTGCATGAGAATTATTTGATAGGATCGGCACAACTTGCAAAATTACTACTGCGAAAAGCATAGCTAAGTTAGGACGCATGGGGATCAACCTCTTGGCTTGGGTGCCTTTGGATCGTCTACCCTTCAAAAATTGCAGTCACGACGCTATTGCCAACATTGAACCTTGACGTATGTAGGAAAAACCTACATCAATGGCGAACGACATTCGCCGCCGCCAAGGAGGATGCTTTGAGCAAGCCCGAGAATTATCTTCTGACCGTCACGGCCACGGGGCCTGGGGCGGCGGAATTCCTGGATGCAGTGCGCGCCCATGCCGCCGCCCTGGGTATCCGCCCCCTGTCCAATGCCTTCCATGCCGCCCTGGAAGAGGTCGGAACTGCCACCCCGCCGCAACTGCTGGCCGTCCCGCAACTCCTGTCCATGGGGGTGGCTGGCCATGGCTGATGCGCTGCGTGAAACCATCGCCGCCTTCAATGATCTCGATTGCGGATTGACCATCGCCCTGGGCGCCGCGCGGCAGATGAACCTGCTGGATTCCGATCTGGCCGAAATCCGCCAGTACGTGAAGGCCTGCCACGAATGGAAGGAAAAGGCCGTGCTGGCCCGCAAATGGAACGGCCATGCCGCCACCCCTGGCGCACCGCCTCCCCCCGCCTGCCTGCGCTCCCACTTCGCCGCCCGAAAGGTCCCCGCCCATGTCTGAACCCATCCATGGCTTGACCCTGTGTCAGCAACAGATGATGCAGATTATCCAGGAACTGTTTGACGCGAACGGCATCGCCCCCTCTTACAAGGAGATGTCCCACGAACTGGGCCTGCGCAGCCGCGCCTCTGTTCACCGCGTTGTCATGGCCCTGGAAGAACGCGGTTACATCACCCGCCTTCCCCACCGCGCCCGAACCATCGCCATCCGCCAGCGCGTCCCCATGCCGGACTTCACCCCCTTCGAATGGCTGCCCAGCCCTGCCCTGGCGCGGACAGAGGGGGTGAGCCATGGTTGAGCATCGTTCCGACTGCGCCATGCACAACGGCCCGGCCCTGCCACCAAAGCCCTGCGACTGCGGCGCCGATCCGGGGGCTTTCGTGCGTTACCATGTGGCTTTGACCCCGCTGGATGATTTCATCATCTATCAGGGCGAATTCTTCATCGCGGACTGCGGGGAAAGCGAAGAGGCGAAGGCCCGCGCCAAACTGATCGCCCGCCTGTTGAATGAGCATGCGGAACGAGCGGCGAGTAATGACCGCCCCATCGCCGAATATGACGATGGGCTGCGCGTCTACCTTGACAGTTACGCTGGCGGGGCCGCCCCCGAAGGGAACTTCGGCACACTCACCCTGCGCTTTGTCACCGCTGACGGCACCGAAACACGCCGCCTCTATCGGGCGGAAGCTGAAACCTTGCCAACCGTTAAGGCGGGGCGGGTACAGTCAGAGGTGGGCCATGGTTGATACCGCTCCACTGATGATCCTGGCGCAAAACTTTCGCATCTACGCGGAAGATCAACTTGCCATGAAGTCGAGAATTCAGGGCGCCCGGCGGCGGGCCGATTTGGACCGTGCCGCTGCGATCTGGCATGCCGCCGCTGCTGATGTTGAGCGCCTGTGCGCCGATATCGCAAAGGTGCAGCATCATGACGATATTGCCGTTGAACGCTTCGCCGCCGCGATGAAGGCCAAGCTGGCGGAAAAGCGGGCGCAAGGATATGGCGGCTGGGACGATCCCGCCCGCTGCAAGGTTGATACGCTGGCCCGCTGCCTTGCCGACCACCTGTTCAAGGGCGACATGGTGGATATCGGTAACTTCGCCATGATGCTGCACCACCGTGATGGTGGTGACAAAGCCGTAACGAACCTGCTCACCCAGGCCATGCGGCGCGCGGGCAAAAGGTGGGAACCATCCGACGTCTTTGGAGACGAGGTGCCGCTATGACCGCCGCCCCTCTCGCTACCGACCTCTGGAACTGCGCCGCCGTCGCGAAGCATTTCCAGATCAGCCGCACCCAATTCTACCGCCGCCGCCCGGAACTCGAAGCCCACGGCTTCCCCCGTCCGGTACCCACCACCCGGCTTTATCAGCCCGTGGCCATCCTGGCCTGGGAGCTAGAGCAATCCACGGGCCGCCGCCTGGATGGCGTCGCCCTGCTGGAAGCCGCCGGCCTCTCCAACGTCTCCACCGCCCGTATCCTGGCCGCCCGCGCGGACCAGCTTGCGGACAAAGCCGAAAGGATCGCGCGATGAAAGCGCCCCAATATATGTCCTACCTGTCCCTCTTCGGCCCCAAAGGGAGTGGCAAGACGCATCTGGTCAATCGGCTTCGCGAGCGCGGGTTTGTGCTGATCGAGATCAATGAGGATGAGCCTCGCATGGAGCCGCAGGAACAATATGGACTGCCGGAAACGGACGCCGACACACTGGCCCGCCATATTGACCGCCTGGGACACAACGCATTGTGCCCGCCCAATCGCCCCCGTGTCGTCGAGGTTAAGTTCACGCACGTCTATCGGCCCGCCCGCACGAAAGCCTGACCCGAAAGGACACCGCCCATGTCCACCAATTCCGCCCCGGCTGCCGGCGATACGCGCGGCAGCTATCTAAAGTCCTTGCGTATCACCGCCGGGCGCTCCACCCGCGACGTGGAAACCGCCGCCAAGGTCGGACAGGGGACGGTCACCCATGTTGAGGCGGGCAAGCGCACCAATATCGGCGATGCCGTCTATTCCGCCATCGCCACCGCCCTGGGCACCGACCCCGCTACAGTCCTGGCCCTGCCGGTCCAGGCGGTGGTGGCCGAACCCACGCGCGCCATCCTGCCCATGGGTGCCGCACTGCCCCGCCGGGCTATACGCCCCTCGCCGTTGAACCCGCGCAAGCGCTTCGACCCGGCGCAATTGGCGGAGCTGGGGGAAAGCATCCGCACCGCCGGCATTATCGAACCCATCCTGGTGCGGCCCATTGAGGGAGAAGACGGCGCCTATTGGATTGTGGCCGGTGAACGCCGCTGGCGGGCGCTGGAAACGTTCCTGACAGGCGAAGAACTCGACGGCTATATGGTGCCCGTCGTCATCCGTGAGGGCATGACGGACGAAGATCACCTGAAACTGGCCATCATCGAAAACCTGCAACGGGTGGACGTGGCCCCGCTTGAAGAAGCGGCGGCCTTTGATCAGTTGGAACTCATGGGCCTGTCGAAAAAGGCCATCGCCACCGCCATCGGTAAAGTGCCTGAATATGTGCAGCAGCGTATCAGACTGCTGAAACGCCTGTGTCCAGAGGCTCAAACCGCACTTGCGGACAGGAAGATCAATTTCACCCAGGCGCTGCATCTCAGCTCAATCGAGTTTGAGCCACAGCGCGATTTGCTGAAAAAGCTGGACCGCTACCCCACGGCGGAGCGGATGCGCGATGCCATCTATGGGGACATGGTGCCCGTTACCCGCGCCATCTTTGATCTGGCGGATTACAAAGGCGCCATCACCGAAAATCCGGTCACGGGCCTGCGCTACTTCGCCGATAAGAAGGACTTCCTGGCTGCCCAGTATGATGCGGTCAAGGCCGCCGAAGCTGCCTATCTTGACGCCGGATGGTCATGGGTGGAGCTAAAGAACTGGGTGCTAACCGAAAGCCTGTACGAGGATGATCGCACCACCGATACATCGGTCGGCGGTGTCTACATTTATCACTCGTCCTATGACGGCACGGTGAAGATCCACGAAGGGCTGGTGAAGCGCGATTTCTCCGAACGCGCGGCTCTACAGAAGGCAGACACTGAACGGCGCGAAAGGAACGATGCTGAGTGGAACGCGTTCCGCGCCAAGTTGCGTCAACGGCTGGCGAACGATCCCGGCATGGTGGCACGGCTGGCCATCTTGAGCCTGATGACGGATCGCGGTTGGGATAATCCGCTATTTGACAGCAATCGTGGTCTGTCGATGCATTGGTTAAAGCCGAACATCCTGAAAGCTGATAACCGTCCGCTATTGCCGACCTTTACCGAACGCTGTCTGGGCACCATTGAGCAAGAGCGGCCCAGCAATATCGGCTGCACGATGGATGTGGGTTCGGTCTGGGCGCCTCATGCTTTGCTGGCGCTGCAAGAAGACGAAAGCAATGGCGCGCCATCATCGTTCGATGTCTGGGCATACGAAATGGCCCGCCGTTTCAAGGTTGACCGATATGATCAGGCTGATCCGATTGTCACCTTCCTGGCCCGCCGCTACGGCATCGCCATCCCGGCCCATCTGCAACCGGCACAGACGGATATCGAAGACGCGGCGAACGCTGTTCGTGATGCTGAGTTAGCAGAGGCGGCGGAGTGATGGCCATGAACCGTCGCCCCCGCCTCCATCCTCTGCTGATCGGTCTGGCGCTGACCTGCCCCTTCCTGCTGGCCGCCTTATGGCCGGCGGGCGGGTGAAAAATGGATAGGGCAGGCCGCAACCCCGATCTGTTCAATGGTGGGCAACGCTGGCGCCCCCCGATGAAGGAGGACGCGCCCGCCCCGCCGGACCCTGACCGCCCCTACCTGATCCTCTATGCCACGCTGGCCGGCTTCATGGTCAGCATCGCCAACCCGCGCGACCTGAAAGCCTGGATTGCCCAGAACAAGCCCGCCTTTGACGCGCTCAAGGACGGGTCGCCCGAACGGGCGGACAGGCTGCGGGAAATCTATGTGCTGCATCTGGCCTCGCTCTCGCCGCATGCGGTACAGGCGGCACCGCCGCCGCCCCCCATCGCCATGCCGGCGGCTGATCTGGTTGACGGCATCCTGTCCGGGGCTGACGGCGATGACGAATAGGCCGGCGCGCGTCTCCCTGGAAGCGGCTGATCTGGCCCTGCTGCGGCAAGGCGCATGGAACAGCAGCCCAAAGGATCGCCGTTGCCTGCGCCTGTCCCGCCTGCGCCTGTGCGAAAGCGTCGCCATGTTCCAAGGCGAAGATGGCAGCGACAAGATCAGGTGGCGCACCACCGACAAGGGCGCGCTGCTGCTATCCCAATCGCGCATTGTGCGATAACGCCGCCCGCTTTACCCTCTCTCCATCCCAAGCTGCCGCCACAGCGAGGCACCATGTCCAAAGCACCCAAAGCCACCCGTCCGCCCCTGTTCCGTGTGCGCCCCGCCGCCGGGGGTCGCATGCGCTATAGCTGGGAACCATCGGCCCCGCTGGCCAAGGCCGGATGGCCCACGGTGCCTATCGGCATGTCAGACGCCATGACGGAGTTTCAGGCATGGGAGAAGGCGCGTGCCTTCAACACCATGGTGGCGGACTGGCAGGCCGGACTGCTGTCGGAAGTTCCCGATCTGCTGCTATCCATGAAGTCGATTAAGCGTGACCGGCGGCCCGCATCCAAACGTCTGGCCCGTCCGGCAGCGATCAAGGGCACCTGCGGCCATCTGATCGAATGCTATCTGGCCAGCCCGGAATTTGAGCGGCTATCGGAGAATACGCGCCGTGTCTACCGCCCCGATATCGACGTGATCCGGGAATGGTGCGGCGATCTGGCCGTGGCCAGCATTACGCCAAAGGCCTGCAAGACGCTCTACAACGCCATCCGCAAACGCGCGGCCACCCGTGCTGGCAAGGTGGTGGTGGTGGGGCGCCTGCTCTGGAAATGGGCCATCGGCGATGACCTGGCCACCACCAACCCCTGGCGGGATGTTGAGGTGCATGCACCCCGGCGGGAACTGCCCATGCTCTGGTCTGCCGCAGCATTGGCCCATTTCGTGGCGGTAGCGGACAGGATGGGGGAGCATGGGGTCGGCACGGCCATCCTGCTGAATAGCTGGCTGGGACAGCGCAAGGCCGATGTCCTGAAATGGTCGCGCCGCATGTACCGCAACGGCGAACTGTCGGTGACGCAGCAGAAAACCAATGCCCGTGTGGATTTGCCCCTGGGTATTGTCCCGCCCCTGGTGGCGCGGCTGAAAGCCGACGATGCCCGCGCCGCATCGCGCGGCATATCCTCCACATACCTGATCTATGATCCCGCCACGGGCCGGCCCTACACGGACGGTTCCATGCGCGATGTATTCAACCGCGTGCGCGATGCCGCCGTGGCGGGCCTGCCCGCCACCGATGACCTGCCCGCCCTGCCGGGCATGGCAGAGATTGCCGACCTGGATATGATGCATCTTCGCCATACAGCAGTGACGGCCCTGCTGGATGCCGGCTGCACCATCCCACAGGTCCGCTCGATCAGCGGTCACAGCATGGCCAGCATCACGCAGATTATGGAACTCTATGGTATCGTCACCCGCAAACAAGCCGGCGACGCCTTCCGCCTGCGCATGGCGGCGGAAGGGATGGACGGCACAGAAGATTGA